ATAATCTTCAGCAAGTTTATTTACCCTCAAAGTATCATCAGAGCCAGAAGAAAGACCGTCCGATATGTATTCTAAAACAATAATAGTTCCGTCACTAAGATGAGAACTGAATTTTATTTGACCTGCTTGCTTATCTATAATGAAGCTTCCGTTTTTATTTGAATCAGACGTGCTCATTCCAAATCGACCACCAGTGTGTTCAGCTTCCAATGAGTCATAATCTATAGATCTTTGTGTGTTTACGTTAGACCTTGTTTCCGCAAGGCTTTCAGCCTCTTGCAAGTCTCCATTTGCATCAAACAAAAAGTTTCCATCCTGATCCTGTAGGTAGGCATCAGCAATAGCATTAGTTCTGTTTACAACCAAAGGATGCAATCTTCCATCATCATCTACCCAAGACATTCTAACTGCCTGAACATAATCAGACGGCATAGTTATTCTAAGAGTCTCAGAGAGCTCTATTTCAATCTTCTTTACCTCTTTTAGCGCATCGTAATTAAGCTCTTGTATAGCTCTTTTAGCGTAATGGATCACTTGATACCTAGGAATGTCATTAATGATTTTATCATCACCAACATTCATCAACATAAAATTATTGATTATGTCCTTTAAAAGAACGTACTGGTAGTTTCCAGATTGAGTAGGATCGTTATAATAGTCTTGTGAGCTCATCTATCTAGGTTAAGTTTTCTTTTTCGTATTCCTTATTGTCTTGCCCTTCCGCAACACTAACAACATCCTCTGCTCTGATAGTAACACCAGCATATCTTAGTATCTTAACGATAAGCTGCGTCTCCTCTTCTGGATGCAATTCAAAGTCCTTGAAATCGCTTGCGCTTGGGTTGTAGATAGGATCTCCTCCAGGAGTTGATAAATAAGTCCATTTGGGTGTTGAAGGTGTTCTATAATATATAGCTTGTGCGGATTCAGGCACAGGAAACATATCTATTTCATTTCCGTATCTAGTGTATATTCTATATTTCTCAGAAGGAGAGGCTAGATTAGCCTGTTTCAAATAAAAAAACTCAGTCTTATCAACCTCCTCTACTATATCATCAACAGACTCTGTTGTTACAGTAACGGTGTTGAGAATATACATGTCACTGGGTAAAGTGAACGTGTAGTTGTCACCAACAGCCAAATCGCTCTTTTTGGTGAAAATATCAAGTTTGTGCGATATGTCTTTTACCTCATCCGCTGCCCCTCTAGACCCTTTTCTGTTATTCTTATTAGCTATCGCCTTTCTATAGTTATCAAAATACTCTTGATAGATCTCTAGTTGAGCTGCTTTTGCAAACAGATTAAATTCGCTAGGGGATATGTATCCGCTATTGTCTTTATCTATGATAGATAGAACAGTGTTTCTGATGCTATTAATCATCTCTTATTTTTATACAAATTTACAAAAAAAAGAAACCCCTCTTTTTCGGGAGGGGCTCTTCATTAGTGTATTGGTTTTACTATAGTTTTTTAACGATAGCTTCCATTAAGTCCATCCCATCATCTGTTTTAAAATAAGATGCTAAAGCAGCTATTGGATTGTCTCCAAACTTAACAGTTAAAACTTTTTGCTGAGATTTATCATTCCATATTACAGTTCTGTTGTCGTCTTTTACAAGAAGTATTCCATTATCAACAGCTCTTATGGCTAAATTTCTAAGTTTGATGTCAGGATCATTAGCGTAATCTAAAAATTCTCTTGGATTAGATCTAGCGTAATAAATCATGTCTCTCTTTATTTCAGATGAAGTCATCTTGGACACATCTGTTCTGAAAACAATTCTAGCTATAGCCTCAAGATCTTCAATAGGCATTTCTCTTGCCGAAATCTGAGCATCTAAAGTAAACTCCTCAGCATCAAGCTCATCTTGAGCATCTCTGTGCGGATCCCATTCCTCATAAACCTTTCCTCCGTCAGGATGGTATATGCTTAGGAACTTCTGTAAGTTCGTGTTGTTTGCAGGGACAGTAAGGTCTCCATTTTCAAATTCAATAGCAGTTGAAATAACATATCCATCTTGCTCATCCATAAAAGGAGTCATTGAATTTGAAGCGTATCGAAGAGGTCTATAATTCTCTCCGTCAAAATATTGTAGTGGTTTGTTTGGGTGATGTGACGATCTTAGTAAGTAAGTAATCGGACTTTTGTTTCCAAGAAGAACGTATCTTCTGTCTTTAACGACCCAGGATTCTTTAACGGAATTTACCGCTTTTTTTGTAGTTGCCATTATAATTAAAATTAAATTAGATTAAAAGGTAAGAGTTACCCCCGTAATTAAAACGAGGGTAATTCCTACAATAAATATTACTTCAATAATACGAAGTTGTTAGCTCCCATAACACAAAGTGCACGCTCACTCAAGAAGTGTACTTGCATTGCATCAAGATCGCTAGTGCTAGCTCCTCCAGCAGAACCTAAAGTCCAAGTTTTGTACTTTCTGTCTTCTGCTTCAGATTTTCTATAACGTACGTGTAAGAAAGGACGCTTAGCGTTTTTCCCTAGAACTTGGTCATAGATAGTAGTTGTACCAGCTGGTACTACTACACCATCGATATCTTCGATAGCTCCACGAGTCGTAGCATCGTTTAAGTATTTCCAGTCAGACTTGTAAAAGTCGTATCCGATATTGAATCCAGAGAATCCAAGCTCAAGAGCCATGTCTTTGTCATTATCGAATAAACCGAAAGAAGCAGCTCCAGAAGTTCCGTAAGTGTTCAATCCAGCTAACATATTGTCAATCTCGAAAGATTTAGCTCTGTTAACGAACATTACGTTCTCTTGAATAGCTCCTTGCTTATCAAGAACCTTTACGATAGCTTCTACGTCAGTCTTCTCTGAAATAGATCCAGAAGCAATGTTACCACGAGACTCAATAGCAGAGAAAAGACCTTCTGTACCTTTGTATCCAGCTGTTTTAGCAGCAGATCCAGAAGCAGCAAGTTCTCCTTCAACCATAGAAGTTTCTAAGTAATCTTCGAAACGTAAACGAGTTTCGTGCTCAGACTTCAAATACCATAAATATCCAGTAGCTCCGTTTTCAGTAGTTACTTCAATCCATCCGATTTGAGCCATGTCAGAACCAGCTACCTCATACTTGTCTTTGATAATAATTGGGCTATTCTCAAAGATGTCAGAGTTAGCTTCTAATGAGCCAGACATTCCGTTAGTTCCTTTTTTGAATTCAGAACCATATACGTATACTGTTAAACCAGTTGTACCAGCTAATCCAGCAGCATCTAAAGTAGCACCGCCATAAGCAGCTACAGTAATATCATCTGCGTTTGCACCAGTAACAAGAGCTTTAGCAGTAGTCACTCCGTCAGAAATGATAACTGTTTGATTTACTCTAAAGCTATGTGCAGTTGCAGAGATAGTCTCTCCTGTACGAGTAGCAGCTTTCACGATAACGTGTAAACGCCCTTGTTCAGACCATTTGATTAAGTCAGAGTTTGAAGGTACTTCAGCCCCTACTAAACGCAAGAAAGATGCGATAGAACGGTTTCCGTAGCGCTCAAATTCTTTTTCATATAAATCAGGGAGATATTGATTTAAGAAATCAAAATCTGTGATGTAGTTTGTTGATAACACTGCCTTTGAAGGAGCAGGTGTTATAGCAACTCCAGAAGGAGTTGGATTCATTGTTACAGCCATTTTTTAAAAATTTTAGGTGTTGTTTTTATCTTTTTCTAATTCTCAATTTAGAACCTCCATCATCATTAACAGCTCTGAATTTAACCTTTCCGTCTTCTGAGCTTCCAACATTTTGTTTTACACTCATGTCGATGTTTTTAGTTTCTTTAACTAAATTATCGACTGCTTCAGCTTTTCCCATTTCGTAGAAATGCTTTGCAAAAGCGTCAGGGTTATTTGCCATTGCCATTGAACGATGATATCCAGCAGGATCTTTTATTAAACCGTCTTTGTCGACGAAACGATTAATAAATCCGTTAATGTCAGAAGTTTGTTTTTTTAATGAATCCTTATCGTTAAGTTTATAAGCTACCTTTTGATCGCCTAAGTCAAACTCGAAACTTTCGGTTTGACCAAAAAACTTATCAGTTTCATTTTGAAAAAACTCTCCTCTTTTCTTAATTTCTAGATCTTGTCTTTCGATGTCCTTTGTATAATCACTATAAAAACTAAAGGCTTCCTGATACTCTTTAGGGACATCTGCTGCACTTGACTCAAGTGGCTGATAGTATTTCTCTTTCTGAGTTTCAAAATGCTCTCTAGCATTATACAGTTCTTCTTTATATTTAAGCTTCTTAGAACGTGACTCCTGTTCACTATCATCATCAGTAGAGAGAAAATTACTCTCTATGTGATACCTTATGTCGTCATCGTCATAATGAGGCTTAGTTTGTTTTAAATAGTTTCTAAGCAATTCATTCTCGTCCATTGACTTATAATCCTTGCTAAGCTCTAAATAATCTCCTAGACCTCTACCAGTCTCTTTTTGATACTTCAAAAGAGCTTCTAATTCTGGTGTAAGCTCTACATTTCCGCTATTTTCCTGAACGTCTTGATCTTCCTTCAAGCCTAAATTGTATTTTTCATTCAAATACTCAATAGCCTTTTCTCGATCTTCTATACCCGATAATTCGTCTTGCGACTCCTGCACGGTATCAACAGGCAATTCTTCTTTAGCTATTTCTTCTACCACCTCAGAGACTTGCTCCTCTTGAACTTGATCATCATTATCCGATACTCTCAGGTCGATCTTGTTCTCTTGTGGCTCTTTAGTTATTTTTTGGTCTGAAGGTTCTTCATCCCCAACTGACTTAACTGTAAATTCTGCCATTTTATTTGATTTTAATTAAACTATATTGTTGCAAAAATAATTATAAATACCTTATGGTATATTAGCCCATAATTTGGTCCATCATCTCATCT